CTTTTATTGGATACGAGTATCCATAATCTTCTTCCCTCATTGGTAAATTTTCCATCTTATGTTTAATTATTGGTTAATGATTTTCTAAATGCTTTCCAGTCAAGCTTCGCCCCGCAATTAGGGCAATAATGAAACTTCCTCATACAGCTATGCCTACCATCGGTATTAAACATGGTTAGGGATGACGTATCGCTAGCCTGAATCTCTTGCTGGTGTTCATAGTCATATAGGTATCCTATTGAGTGATCGCATTTTGGAATTGTCTTCATGTTTAGTTATTGGTTAATAGTCTATTTCGTTGTCCTTGAGTATCTCTTCAAGCCTGTCTACTTCGTCTTGCAGCGTGTCAATATGCTCACATAGCATACAAATTTCTTCATCTGCTGTGTTTTTAATGTTCCTCAATGAGTCGTTAGCTAGTTTTCGTGCGTCTAGTATTTCCATATTGTGTTTAGTTATTGGTTATTTATTACTCCCTGTTAGGGGTTATTTAATTATTGGTTATTCAATTTCCATTTCAGCCTCATAATCCTCCACAACATCAGTTATATCTGTTATGAATTCCTCTCTAGCCTTGCTGCTGGTTGGTGTGTAGGTAATTATTATTTGCATGTTGGTTAGATTGTTAAGATATCAAATAAAGTGCTACCAAGTACTGCAGCACCTAATAGAATAATTAGAGCTACGCCTATCCTTTCGTCTATTGCTGCGTGGAGCAAAGTCCAGAAGCCAAAGCTTACAAAGGCTACTAGTGATAAAAATACGAGTGTTGCAATCATTTGGAATTGGGGTTAAGAAATGATTTAAAAGTAAATGTTTATAGCTATCATGATCCAAGTAAACAAAGCCACATCAATAATCATCAGTCCTGCTTTAATCTCTACTGGTAGATCAGAGAATCCAAGGAAAGCTAGTGTTGCCATCATTGAGGCGAATAAGAGTGAGTAAATTATAAACATTGTTTTAGGTTAGCTTTTAATTCCAAACACTTCTCAACAAGACTAGCAAACAACTGCTCCCTGTCTCCAAACTTGTTTATATTAAAGGTTTGAATAGTATAGTCGGGGTAGGTGAAGACATAGTTGGTTCCAACTCTTTTAAGCGTAGGAAGGCCGTACTCTTTCAATGCCTCACCAAATCTTCCAAACCTTCTCCTAATGGCCTTATATAGGCTGCTTCCCCTGTTGTGGCAATTAGGCAGCTCTCTGTTACAGATTATAAAGTCGTATAGCCTTGTTTTTAGCTGTAGTGGGCAAGTCCCATACTTGTTCATCTCTTGTAGGCTTTGCTTCCTTTGCTCACCTCTTGGCTTGTAGCCCTTTTTGAGATTAAGCAACCGAATCCTTTTGCCAGACTCTTTGTTTTTAAGAGCGGCCTTTGTGCACTTCATTGAAGTTTCATCAGCAACCAATCCGCAATTCCTGTCTAATCCATGCTTTTCTTTATATTCTACAGGTGTAATGCCTGAACACTTCTTTAAGTGCGTTACGGTTATCTTCTTTCCCCACTTTCCGCACTCGTGGCACTGTATGTACCTCCTTGTTTCATCTTGCAAAACAACGCCCATGTATCCATACCCATCAGCTTCCATCAAGGGTCGCTTGGCAACACCAATATAAGCCTTACCACTAGGTGATTCATCACAACTGATTATCTTATCCATATATGTCTCCATTCCTTTTCTTAATATCCCTGTATTGCTTTTAAATTCTCTGACAATAGCCGCTCTATTGCGACCACTACTTACGAGCTTATCGGCTACTTTGTGCTTATCTGCACCATAGCAAGCTCTGTTACAAAACTTTTGAACAGAATGTTTATTGTAGAATTCTTTTCCACAATGTTTACAAATTATAGTTGGCATAGGTTTAGGTTATTTGGTGGGATTGATTAGTGGCTCAACCCCTGAAAGCCAGATCTCTAAGCGTTACGTTTTACTTTGTTAGTAGGAATGTTACATCCTCTATAACTTGTTGAGCATCTCCTGCTCGGTCTACTTTTTCTTGTAATGTATCAGTAGTTGACTGAAAGATTACAGCTAGTAGTATTATCGCTGCACCAAACAGTGCTCCGACGATAAAGTAATAAAATTTGTCCATATATATTGGTTAATTATATGTATTATTAGATCCAAAAATCTCCAGATAGGCGTTAAACAGCGCCTCATCACCCTTTATCTCTTCCATACTCGGCAAGTTCTTTCTACCGATAGCCTTTAAAAATTCTTTAGTTTTGCTCATGCTTTTTTGGTTAATTCTTTTGGATAAGAACTCTCTGTGCCGTAGATGTGGAAGTATTCCTGCCATAGTTCATCTAACTTATCTTCAACATATCCCTCAACAACATCTTCATAGTTATCCTCAAAGAAAATTCCTTCAGCCCAATAATTAATATCATCGTGCTTCTTATCCATCACCCACTCATATAAATCATCTATGTGCTGCTCCTTGTAATAATCCGTATATCCCTCTGTAACTTTTACAGTTGGTAACTCTGGCAATGTGCCGTTAAATAAATCTTTCATAGTTTTTTGGTTAATTAAGTTTACTATAAATTAGAACAGTTTTCTGCTGCGATATCCGCATAAGCATAATCTTCTTTGTAAATGTTGCCTTCTTCATCCATTTCATAAAGATCAACTTTTGGAGCTTTAAATCTACTACGTTCTTTCAACTCCTCAACAAACTGATCACCATAATCCTTCCTGAAAGCCTCTACAGCCTCTCGGAACTCATGTACTGATTTTCCAAATGATCCTTTCATAGTATTAGTGGTTATTAAGTACTGTAAACATATTGCCACACAAATAAATAAAATACAAGCCTATTTTTCAATTAAAATAACTTCTGTTGCTTTACTTCTGTTATCCTTGCCGTTGCTATGTGGCAATAGTCCTCGTCCATTTCAAAACCGATGAAGTTAAAGCCCTCTAGCTTACAAGCCTTACCTGTTGAACCTGAACCCATGAACGGGTCTAATACAGTTCCACCTTTAGGAGTTACAAGTCTTACTAGGTATTGCATTAGTTTAGTTGGTTTTACTGTTGGGTGATTGTTTTTCGTTGGCAGAGGGGTTGACTCTTCTCTAGCACCAGACCGCTTATCAAAAGTTCCATAGTCAGTTTTCTTATTCTTCTCCTCAAACCCCTCCAACCCCTCATTCCTATCTTTCTTTGAGGCTTTAGCACAGTAAAAGAAGCGTGAGGCAGAGCCAGAACTTGCTTTATATTCATTAACACTCGCTCCTAGATTTGTAATAAATTCATCTCCATTATTATTGTAGTCTTTTTGATTTGCTTTCTTTGCCCCACTCTTCGTTTCAGGAAACAACTCTACCACCTCATCACTTCCATCGTGGATAAAGTTTGCTGGAAATCTGCCTTGTTGTTCTTTTGTTTCAACTTCTTTTCCCCTTGGCTTTCCTCCACCAAAATGATTATCTGAACCATTGCCATAACTCTGCTTGATTTTGACACTCGGCATTGTTTCTGTCCCAACCCTACACCCATCTATATTTATCCCACCTGTTCCATATTTCAATACATTATCTGCCACCGTTCCCTTAAAAGGCTTGCGAGCAACCGTAATTGGCTCAAGTGCTGGCTTTAGAGCTGTTCCCCAGCCCTCGTAGGGAGATGTGCCTTTTGATAGTGGTTGAACATTTATTTGAAAGTTTTTTGCTTTACCATCAAGCGAATAGTTTTCTTGTGAGTTGGGTCTTTTATTAGGGTTTTCCCCTATTTCCTCCCGCTCGTTCCCCTGCAACTTATCAACTGCCTTTCCTATGTTGTGAGACTTCGGAAAACCTGAACCATACACCCATGCAATCATATCTCTAATCTCAAACCCACCATCCTCGATATTACAAGCCATCCTGTGTTGTGTCCTTGCCCCTGCAAAGGCTAATAAAAACCCGCCAGGCTTTAGAACCCTTAAACATTCCTTCCATATCTTTACACTAGGCACATCGTAGTCCCACTTTTTACCCATAAAGCTTAAGCCATATGGTGGATCTGTTACGATTGAATCTAAAGAGTTGTCTGGTATAAGTTTTAAGCCTTCAAGGCAATTACAGCAAACAACTTGATTCTTTAATTCCTCCCAATGTTTTATATCTTTTAAGTGTTTCACTTTTTAATTATCTTAATAGAATGTTTTTTACACACCTCTAAAATCATTTTCTCCATTAAGCTAGATGGATTAAACACACCTGAATACCACTTGTTCACTTGCTGCCTTGGCCTGTTTATTAGGCGAGCAAACTCGGCTTGGCTCATACCTTGGTTTTTTAGCGTAGCTTTTAAATCAATCATTATAGGTTTGTTAAATGTTTTTTAGATAATTCTGTTTTACTTATTTGCTTATTTTCAAAGTTTACGTGGCAAGCTCTGCACATACCTACAAGATTCTCTATAGTATCAACTGCTGGATTCTTGCCGCCCATTCCTCTAGGAATAATGTGATTTATATCCACTAACGGCCTAGATTCACACCACTCGCAAGGCCTATATTCGGTTGGCTCTTTAATTCCGAAGTAATCACAATAAATTTTTGTATGTTTTTTCAAATCTTTTCTTTAATTGATTCAATCAACCTCTCCATCTTAGAAACATAGAAAACTTCGTAATCTTCATACTTCTCTTGATAATGGTTCTCCCATAGACGATACAACACGCCACGTAGCCTCGTTGCTGGCGATTTAGAGCCTTTTTCTGGATCAAACGATACTAACTCCTTTTCTGTGAGTAAAGCGCTGAAAAGCTCAGCCATGGCCTCTGGCGGCAACTCTCGAATGATCAAGGTTACTTTAATGCTTTTGTCCTTCATTGTTTGAACCTTGTCTACAATTACATTTTTTAAGTTCATTGTTTAAATGTTTATTAACTATTGCTAATGATTCTGCTATCCGTTTCCATTCTTGTGCTGCGTGGATTAGTTGATCTAGTGATTCGCTTGTTGTTCTATCCATGTTAAAAAGGTAAATCGTTAGAATAATCAACGGTTTCTACAGGCGGAGCTTCTACTTTTGTTTCTTCTTTTTTCTTCCAGCATAAGGCTGAGCAATAAACATTTCCTTTAGCGCTCATAACCATAGGCGCACCGCACTTACCACAATCTCCTTGTGGTGTTGCTACCTTTTTTGGATCAGGAGGTGCTGAATAACTTCTGTTAGTTGCTTTGTACATTTCATCAGTACTAGCGATTGAATCTATAACACCGATTCCCATTAAGGCTAATGCTCTACCAACTGCTGAGGTTTCAGCGTTTTCTAGTGCAGAAGTTTTATTAATCATACCTTCACCAACTATCTCTTGAGAATATCCTGTAAAGAGCCTAGTTATATTATCAACATCTGGCACAACCTTAGCCAGCATTGTGATTATATTATTTTCCCAAGAAACCAACTCTGTGCGAATACAGCCATTTAGATACTTTTCATTGAAAAATAAAACACGATCTTTAACCTGAACATAATCTTTGCCCTTGATTTGGATTGCCTTTGATTTTAGTTCCTTTTCACTCATAGTTTTAAGGTTATTTTTATAATAGAATTGTATCTTAGTTATTACAACTATGCAAGGTTATTTCCAGCCAAACTTTTCTGCTAATTCTTTCTTCATTCTTTCTAGTGTTTCTTTTCTTACTGGATTATCTGGCCCTTCAATTTGCACATAGTCCTTGTCTGGCCCAGCTATCTGATCTTTGTTTTTCTCAATTTTACTAATTCCGCTCACCGCATACATGTTTCCACCAATTTGTATATTTTTAATGCCTGTGTTCATTGCGTGTATTGCACCTTTTGCAACAGTTTCATCAACAGCAACGAAGCTTTTATCAAAGAATGTGATTGTGTAAGTATTCATAATACAAGTGTGTTAGGTTTTATATTTTTAGTTGGTACAGATTTAAGCTCTCCGTATAAGTATTTTATTCGGTTGCAGTTTTTTCTTCTAAAATCATCGTTTAAAACAAAATCTAATCTTCGCCTAAACTCTTCTGATCCAATTTTTTCTAGTAGATTAGCTATATGCTTTCCAATGTTTCGCTCTATCCGAGAATCAGCGAATGCATCAATACCAATCGTTTCTTTTAGAGCGATTAAAATTTTATTTATATTCTCATTCCCATACTTGATCGGTGGCGTAGCCGCCTTAGTATCTTTAGATACTATATTATCATTGTTATTATAGTTATTATTATTGTATCCAGATTCTGGAGTGTCACCCTCTAGATTCTGGAGTCCCCCCTCTTGATTCTGGAGTGTGTCTCTACCCTTTGGAGTCGGCATGGCTTTCTTGGCTTTCTTAAGCATGTTTCCAGTTAAAAATTGAGATTCTTTTCCTGTGAAGCCTATAATGTAATCGTCTTTATTGGCTATTAGTTCGTTCCACAAGTCTAGGGTTCTAACATCGCCCCTGTCGCTTCTCTCTATAAGCCCTTTTTCTTCGAGAGTGGTTAGTATTGTGTATACTGTGCTTTCGCCAAGCCCTAGAACTTTGGCTATGTGTCCCTTAGAGGCAACACACCAACCATTGTATCTTTGGTTGTTACTTAGATGATAAATAGTGTCAAGAACACAGTATTCGTTCAAAGAAAGATTAAACGAGTTCCTTATCGGGTGAATAATAGTTGTGTACATACTTTGCGTGTGTTAGTTGATAATATCCCTAGAAGCACGATCAGCCGCAGCAATGGCATCAACAGCGCTAGGGCTTAAGTTAAACTTATCTCTACACCACGCATACAATAAATCCTTAGCAGTATCAAACTCTCCATTAGCCGCCAATGCATTGAGAGAAGGCGTCACTGCTCCGCTGAAAGTTATCTCGACGTTACCGTCAATTGTAAACTGTTCCATAGGGTTTGGGTTATTAATTACTTTAAGTATATATATTATTACACAAGTTGCAAGCTAAAAAAACACTAGGCAATTGCATACACTTTGCTACAATAGGGGTGGCTTTTCATAGGGCCAGGGGTTAATTAAGTACAAGGTGGCAATACGATGGGCAACCAGAAGCCACCTTGATCTTTTCTCTCTATTATGCTAACATTGGAGCTGATGAAGATTATATTTGATACCAAAAAGAAGAGTATATCTATCTCAGATTGCACTGAGCCAGTTACTATCGAAATGGTTCAGCAAATGGATCTTTTATATGAAACAGCCTTAAAGGAATTCCGAGAAGAAGCACTATGGATGTATGGCCAAGAGATAATAGAGAAAGAAACAAAGGATAAGATATTTAATGGTGAACCTATAGCAATACCAATTAATAAATAACTATGAACGAAGAAGAGGCAACAAAAGAATTCCAAGAAGCTCTAGATAAACTAGCTAAGAGTGGTTGGGGAATTAAAATAATGCCACAGTATGCTTTTGAGATAGTTCCACAGATCTATCATGAGAAAGCAAAGGATAAGGACACAAAAAAGTAATAAGTAAACGTGTAACTCATGCCATTCGAAAAAGGAAACAAGTATGCAAGCGTGCAAAAGGGAAAGCCAAAGGCTAAGACTCAACAATGGAACAATCTTGTTGGTTGGTTAACTGGTGATGGTGGAGTGGCGTTTAAAGAGAAGATAGCTAGTTTAAGTATGGGTGCAGAGCTAACAAAGCCAGAGAAAGAGTTCTTAGAGCATTACAAGGATCTTCTTGAGTATCATCAGCCTAAGCTGTCTAGAGCTGAAGTAACTGGAAAGGACGGAAAGGATTTACCACAACCAATTTTATACAATGCTCTTCCAAGTAACAACAGCAACAAAGAGAGTAAGCGAGATGAAACAAAGGATTAGAGCGTGTCCAGGTGGAACCTCTGCTTCTAAAACCATTTCAATTCTTATTTGGCTAATCCATTTAGCACAAACGGACGAATCACCAACTCTTACAAGTATTGTTTCAGAGTCAATTCCTCATTTAAAGAGAGGAGCTATTCGTGATTTTAAGAATATAATGAACGCACAGAAGTATTGGCGAACAAAGCTATGGAACGCTACAGATTCAATTTATACTTTCGAAACAGGCAGCCAGATAGAATTCTTTTCAGCTGATAGCGGAGATAAACTAAGAGGAGCAAGGCGTGATCGCTTATTCTTGAACGAGGCTAACAACTTAACATTAGAGGCTTTTGATCAGCTAGAGGTAAGAACCAGGGATTTCGTTTATCTTGATTGGAATCCAACAAACGAGTTCTGGTATTACACCGATATTAAAACTAAGAGAAACGATATTGAGGAATGTGTGCTTACCTACTTGGACAATGAGGCTTTAGATCAACAAATAGTAGATTCAATTGAGAAACGTAAGAACAGGCCAGGTTGGTGGAAGGTTTATGGATTAGGGCAACTAGGAGAGGTGGAGGGTAAGATCTACAAGGATTGGGAGATTATCGACGATATACCACGAGAAGCAAGAAAAGTTAGAGTAGGTGTCGACAAT